AAGTTTTTCAAATGCTTCTCATTTTACGCAAGATCTAGTTCTAACCTGTGGATTAAAGTCTTATTGTTTATTAGATAATACTTCTATACTAACTGCTTTATCAAACGATTATGATTATGAAGACTCTGTTTCAATATTATTTGAAAAATTATCTAAACCACAGGATGTTTTATTCCTAATTAGTTATTCTGGAGAGAGTGAAAATCTTATTTCAACCGCTATTTGGGCTAATCTTCATGATCGTTTTGTTATTTCTATAACTGGAAATCCAGACAATCCTGTACAAAGATGCTCTAATATAGCCATAAACATTCCTACTAAAGATATTAGAATGTGTGAAAATATACATTCAATTCTTTTACATTACATTATCGAAAGGCTATTAGAAAAATGAGTCCCTGGAAATTTTTTGATTTTATTTATTGTATAAATTTAGATTCTAGAAAAGATAGATGGAAAGAATCCATAGAAGAATTTTCTAAAGTGGGGGTATTAGATAAAGTAGTTAGAATTCCAGGAGTTAACCATACTAAGCGTTTTTACGGATGTCATCTAGCTCACGCTAATTGTATTAAAGACGCTATTCAAAACAAAGCTAATAATATATTAATCTTTGAAGATGATATTGAATTCTTTCCAAATGCATGTGAGAATTTAATTCAAGCAGTTATAGAACTTCCTGAAGATTGGGATATGTTTTATCTAGGAGCAAACTTAGATTCTTATCCGGCTTATCAAATTTCTGATCATATAATTAAATTAACTGGGGCATTTTCTACCCATGCTTATGCTATAAAAGCTACTTTGTTTGATAAGCTATTAGAAATAAATCTAGATCCGACTATAGGAAACAATGATGTATGTTATGCACATCTTGTACATCCAGAATATAATTGTTATTTAGCTTACCCGTTAATTTGTGGGCAAAGGAAAAGTTATTCTGATATTCAAAAAGCAGTTATAGAATCTAATCCCATGTTTGTAGAGAGGGTTCAAAGAAATACAAAATGGGTGTCGAAGCTGTAGACTTTTTAACTTTTATAACTCCGACTCTCGGAAGAAAAACTTTAGAAAGAACTTTCAAATCACTTGAAGCACAGCATGATTGGAATTGGAAGTGGATAGTTGTGTGGGATGGCTTAGAACCAAATCAAATTTTCAATACAGATAGACAAATAAATATTGTAACCCCTAAGTTAGCCCATGCTGGATTAGTTAGAAATGTTGGAATAGAAAATGTAGAAACTAAATGGATGGCTTTTCTAGATGACGATGATTGGGTAGAACCAGATTATACAAACAGATTAAAATTTCATGTTTCAAAAGATCCGACTTTAGATATTGTCATATTTAGTTATAAAGACATTACCAATAATAATATTCAACCACCTCCAGGATTAAAAGACATAAGAGAATGTAATGTAGGAATTTCGTTTGCCTGTAGAACAGAATTTATTTTGAATAATAATATTAGATTTACTCCCTATGCTATAGAAGATTTTAGATTTTTGGATGACTGTAAAAGGGCTGGAGCTAAATATATACTCACCCATGAAATTAAATATTTGGTTGGAGGGATAGGAGGCTGGCTTGTACAAAGGAAAGGAAATTAATTTATGTATTCCTACTTTAAATAGATATGATCTATTAACGAAATGTGTGTTAAGTGCTGTTAATGGAACAGTAAAACCAACACAGATTTTGATTATAGATAATGGATGTAAGTTAGAAAGACCTAATATAGAAAATTTACACGTTTATAATTTTGGAAAGAACATTGGCGTTGCCGCTAGTTGGAATTTTTTTATAAAGAATACAGCAGAGTATAGAATTATTTGTAATGACGATGTAGACTTTTTTGAAGATACTATTGAAATTTTATTAAATGCTTCAGATGAAAATTGTGTAGCTTACCCTGGAGCAGTTCCATCAGATAACGCTTTCTCTTGTTTTGTTATTCCAGATAAGATAGTAAATATAGTTGGATATTTTGATGAAAAAATATCTCCAAACTATGCATACTTTGAGGATAATGATTATTTTAGAAGAATGAACTTGGCTGGTTATTCAACTAGAAGAGTTTTTGAATCTAGATTAAACCACATAAAGAGTTCTACTTTACATGGCTTTACTATTCAAGAACAAAATCAACATCACTTCTTATTTAGGAAAGCTAGAGAAAATTATATTAGAAAATGGGGAGGTATACCAGGAGAGGAGAGATTAATCATTCCTAAAACTTTATAGAATATGTTAAAAGAAAAAATTACTCAACAAGATTTAGAATTATTTGAACTTATAAAAAATCCAGTTTTATGTAATGAGTTTATTTATAATTTAGATAGGATGAGTTGGGAGGAAGAGTTTGAATTCACAGAGTACCAAAAAGAAATGCTGTGCGATTTCAATCAGTTCTCAGAATTCTGCACAGCTAGAGCTACAGGAAAAACAGTATCTCTTACTTCTTTAATCACATGGATGTTAGTATTTAAAGTATATCCAAAAGATTATATTGTTTACACAGTTCCTAATAAAGCACATCTTCAACCTGTTTGGCAAAATTTAAATAGACACTTCAGATCTAATTCTTTATTACGATCTTTAATTCCCTCCTCTGGAGGATTTAATAGTTCATCTTTTGAATTGGCTTTACTTAATCTTTCCAACTTAATTTGTAGAATTGCAGGTCAAACTGGAACAGGAGCAAATGTAATTGGTTTACATTCTCCATGTATATTTCTAGACGAGGGAGGGTATTATCCTTGGGGGACTTGGACAGAACTTCAACCAGTTCTAAATACATTTACTAAAGGATATAGAATGGTAGTCGCTGGAGTTCCTACAGGACTTAGAGAAAATAATGTTCTTTATACTGTAGATCAAGAGGACAGTTCTTATACAAAGCATAGAGTTTCCGCTTACGATAATCCTAGATTTTCAGAGAAAGATGAGGTTCATGCAATAGAGCAGTACGGAGGAAAAGATCACGACGACTTTATTCATTTAGTGCTAGGGGAGCATGGCTCTCCAATTTTTTCCATCTTCGATAGAAACTTAATGCATATATCTAATTACCCAGTTTATAAATTAGTATTAGATGGTATCAAACTAAAAGAAAATTTTCAAGATTACTTCCTACACTTATCAACTTTCCCAGTTACTAAATCAAAGTATATTTTATTTGGAATAGACTTAGGCTATACAGAACCGACTGCTATAGTCATTCTGTATGAAGATGGCGGAGTATTAAAGTTTCATGGAAGAATTCAATTGAATAAAGTATCTTATCCAGTTCAAGAAAAGATAATAGATTATTTAGATTCTAAATTCAAACCATCCATCATAGGAATTGATGAGGGTTCTTCTGGTAAAGCAGTAATTCAAAAACTTAAAGAGGGAGAAGAATATTTACATAAGAAGTTTGATAAAAGAATTATGCCAATTAACTTTTCTTCTTCACTTTCTTTAGGAACAGATTCAGAAGGAAATGAAATTAAATCTAAAACAAAACCGTTTTCAGTTTCAGTTTTACAAGAGTATTCAAACAATCATAAGATTGTTTATACATCTACAGATTTGGAATTAGTTTCAGAACTAGAAAGGATGACCTACTCTAAAAATCCTAATGGGGAAATTCAGTATAAGACGCTGACAATGAGAGGCGGAAAGAGAGGAGAGGATCACTTTACCCAAGCTTTGCTATGTGCATCCTTGGCTTATTATTTAGAAAACGAAACACTTCTCCCCGCTAGGAAAGTGGTTAGATTATTTCAAGCAAAATGGGCTTATTAATTATGACAGATGAACCTAATATAAAATTAGTTGGTGCTACAGCGGCTTTCATGTATCCTTATGGACAGAACGTTTCTAATAGCAATCCTTGGTCGCCTTCAGATGTTGATCGATTAGAGATTACTAACTTCGATGCATATAGCAAACTGATTACCGCTTGTAGATTTTTTTACAGACATGATAGCATAGTCTCTACTGTTATAAATAAAATGGTAGAGATTGGAGTTACAAAATTAATTCCAGAAGGATCTAAATTAACTGCTAATGAACAAAAATTAGTAGAAAGTTTAATTCCAGATCTAGAAGAATTTGCAGAAGAAATTGCATTAGAATATTTAATAACAGGGCTGGTAGTTCCAGAAGTAAAGTTTGCAGGATCTACAAGAGAACAATTAAAAGAATTAGGAATTAAAAAGTTTGAAACTTTAATTCTTCCTGCCTCTATGTGGGTACGAGATCCAGCAACTATTAGAATAAATTCTCCTTTAGTTATGTCGGATACGCCTTCTTACTTTGTAAAAATTCCAGATGAACTATTTCATTTTATTAGAAACAATGGAACTTATTCGGATGGAACTAAAGATCCAGAACTATTAGCTAAATTAAAAGCATACTATCCTGAGTTTGTTAGATTAGTAGAGAGCGGTCAAAGAGAAATTCCTTTAGAAAATGATAGAATTATTAGAAGAAAGCCGATGACAAACTCTCCATATCCTGTACCATTCCTGTCCCCCGCTTTAGAATCTTTGAAGCATAAAAGAAATCTAAAGAGAATGGACTATTCTATAGCGTCTAGAGTAATTAGTGCTATTCAATTATTCCGTTTAGGAGACAAAGATTTCCCAGTAACAGAAGATCAGCAAGATCAATTTGATTCTATCAAAGATCAAATCTATTGGAGAAACACCGGTAACAGAGACATAGAAAGAATCTTTCAGTTGTTCGCTAATCATACCTTACAAATTGATTGGATTTATCCTCCAGTAGACGCATTACTTGATGAAGCTAAATACAGGGAAGTAAACGAAGATATTATTCTTAGTTTAGGTTTCCCTAGAATTTTAATTACTGGCGAGACTCAGAGAACTGGTACGTCCAATCCAGAATTTGCTATGATGAGTCCAGCTAAATCTATGGAAAAGCTTCAGAATAAAATATTGAAAGTATTGAATAGTATAATTAAAGAACTATTCGATGCTAATAAATTTAAAGGAAGTACAATTTTAAGATTTGAACCTATTAACTTAGTTGGTTTTATGGACTTGGCTACTGCTCTTGGAAAACTTTACGATACTGGAAACTTGTCTAGAACTTCTTATGCTAAAGCTTTTGGTTATGACTTCGATGAAGAACTTGATCAAAGAGAGAAAGAAAGAAAGTTGATGGAAGAAATGGGAATACCTGAGTTTGAAAATCAACCGTTTAGTCCTACTTCTCAAGTTCCTGGAAGTCCAAATCAACAGCAGAAACCAGAACAAAAAGAAAAACCTAAAGAAAAATCAAAAGAAGCTGAATAAATTTAGTATATAATGTAATTAGATTGCAGAAATATGGTATACTATTTATGAGAATAGATCTTATTTTGCAACTTTATTTGCATTATAGGAGAATAAATTATGGAAAAAGTTATTACTAAAGAGTTTGAATTGCAGTTGGTAGGTGAAGAAGAGGACGAAGCATTTGCGGCAGTAGCCAAAAATAAAACGTTCAACTATCTTAAATTCATTCTAACGGATGATTTACCAAATGCAAATAAACAAAAAATCCCACAAGACGAATTTGAGAATCTTATTCAGAGTGGATTTTTTACTCCCCTAAAGATGGCTTTCAAGCAAGTCAAAGACGGGCATGATGAGTCTTTTCCTTTAGGAGTAATTACACATCTGAAACAAGATTCGAATCAGATTA